ATAATCAAGATGAAGCCTACTCATACATTCACGAATTCACCCCGGCAGCCATAAGTACGTGGGAAAAGTTTGAGGTGACAATCTCCGGTGACACTGTTCGTCCCATATCATGGGATAAGGGTGTGGGTCTCCGGGTAGAGTTTATCCTTGCAGCCGGCAGCACGTATAAGACTTCCAACGTTGACCAGTGGATTGCAGGCAATATATTTGCTGGTGACAATCAAGTTAACTTCATGGACAGCACAGACAACCAAGCTTATCTTACTGGTGTACAGTTAGAGATTGGATCTGAGGCAACTCCATTTGATTATCGTTCATTAGGTGAAGAGTTGGACTTGTGCCAACGGTACTTTGAGAAGTCGTTTAATTATACAACTGTCCCGGCAGACGGTGTGATCTCTGGTCATTTCCCCGGCATGGTATTTTCTTCAACTGGTATAGATATGTTCTTTGCCTTCCAAACAATGAAACGAGCAGCCCCAACCATCTCATATTATTACTCTGCTGATGGTGGTGCAGCAAACCAATGGACCCACTACGATGCAGGATTTAATGCACTGCCCGTGTCCGGTGTTCATCTATTTGAAAGAGCTTTTACGTGTAGGCTTACTGGTTCTGGATTAACCCCACTTGAAGCACATATGGTATCAGGCCATTGGACAGCCGATGCTGAACTATAATAAGGAGATGACTTACAATGGCTAAATTATCAAATTCAAATATAGGCTCTCGTAAGAATCTCATTATAAATGGGGCCATGCAAATATCCCAACGTGGCATCTCATGGGCTGGTCTTACTCAGGGTGACAATAATCAATACACAGCCGACAGATGGAAACTGATTGAAGGTGGTGCTGGCATAACTGCTGTTATGACCATAACCAGAGATACGTCAGAAGCTGAAGGGGATTTTTCAAACTCTATAAAGGTGGACACAACCACTGCAGAGACATTGGCAACAGCCGGTGCTTATGTAGGCATACGTCAAGAACTTGAGGGATACACCATTAGTCGTTTGAATTATGGTGATTCACTTGCCAAGGATATGACTTTATCATTCTACTTTAAGTCAGATACCAAAACCGGAAACCTTGGTGCCTATGCTTATGCAGCAGACGGTACCCGGCTTTTTCCCTTCTTAATCAACGTTCTTGATAATAACTGGAACAGATATTCGGTCACTATACCCGGAGACGTGGATGGCACAGCCATAACCAACGATGCAACCTCTCGGATGAATCTCACATTTGTATTGGCTGCTGGATCGAGTGTTGATGGCAGTACCCCAAATGTATGGCAAGCTTGGGATGGAAACTTAACCCCACCCGGGGCAGATAACTTCTTAGATCATACGGATAATAATCTATGGCTTACAGGTATACAGCTTGAGATTGGAAGTCAAGCCACGGGTTTTGATCATAAGCCCCGTACCGAAGAGTTGCTCCTCTGCCAAAGATACTATTCCAAATGTAATCCCACAGGCTCATATCCCGGTGCCACCGATGATAAGGGACTGCATTATTTTTTATCGAACGGCCATGCAAATGCAGATCACAGCATTAGGATAATGGTAATATTTCCAACTTCAATGAGGACACTACCAACAGTCACTTCATATGATTTGGTCGGCACTGCCGGTAAAGTTACAATGAATGATGGTGATGGCAAGGCCGTCATAACCGGCTACCACTCTGAGAATTCTGTCTATGTTGGTGGTTCCAATGGTGCAGTTTCTGTTCAAAGAATGCTACGATTCTATTGGGAAGCCGATGCCGAACTTTAATAATAAAAGGAGAATAACCTATCATGTCAAAAATACTTCAATATAAAGAAAGCCTCACTGGGTACGGAATTCTTGCCATTCCTAAGAGGGGTGGGCAGTTGTGTATACCCCCGGAAGTAGGCAACCGTCATTGGGATGCTTATCAACTATGGTTGGCTGAAGGTAACACTCCAGATCCATACCGGACACCTAAGGAACAAAAGGCTCACGATGCTGTCATGGCCCAACAGGATGCTGATCAAGCAGCCGAAAACCTTATCAAAGGGCAACTGAGAAAGCAGGCCATTGACGTACTGAAATCTCAAGGCAAACTTCCAGCCGACTTCAAAGATTCTAAGGAGAATAAATAATCATGTCTTCCATGCTATTTGAGTCAGGAGTCATAGAGATTGGCAACAATGCTGATGACTGGGGTCCATTCACATTTGATTTTGATGACGGATTACCCAGTGGTATAAGTATAGCATCCGTTGACGTTAAGTCTTATCTGGGAAGGGTAACTCCTTCTGATAAGCTGGCTGACGAAACGGAGACCACCAGTGAATTGGTTCCCACGGCAGCCACTGTATCAGCCACAATAGTATCAGTATTCCTTACACTACCAACCACAACTACTTACTTGGATGCCAGCCATACGTTGGTATTTGAATTCGTAACTGACAATGCTCAAGCCGGCACTCATTCTGCTTATTTCTACAGAGTGAAAGTCGTAAGAGAGGCTTAATATGCAATTAACCTACAAGGCAAACAAGACGATGGCTGAGGTTCACAATGACCCGGCCAAGTATCAGTTTGTCCGGGGGAGTGTGGGTTCTGGCAAATCAGTGGGTTGCATCTGGCACCTATTCTTAAATGCCATGGATCAGAAACCACAACCGGACGGAGTACGGAGATCAAGGTATGCTATCATACGTGCCTCGTATCCGACACTGAAGTCCACGGTCATCAAGTCGATGGTCCAGTGGTTTAATGAGAAGACAGGCAAGAAACTTTTAAACGTTGTGTACGATGTACCCATCCGGGCAACCATGAGATTCCCTCACCCTGACGGTGTGACAACTGTGGATATCGAATATATCTTCATTGCCCTTGATCGGGAAGAGGAAGTCAATAAGCTGCAATCTTTGGAATTAACTTCATGCTGGCTCAATGAGGCTGCTGAAATCCCCAGAGGAATTCATCAGATGCTCAAGTCACGTATCAATCGTTACCCGGCAAAGATAGACGGTGGTGCTTTCAAGCCTCAGATACTTTGTGACTACAACTCTGTAGACACAGAGCACTGGCTCTACACGATAGCTGAGACCGAACGTCCAGCTAACCACGGCTTTCATGTCCAACCCCCGGCCATGCTTATGGTCGGAAAGGGTGATGGTACGGTTGAGGACATCGAGGGCAACTGGTATAAAGTTAATCCCGATGCTGATAACCGGGAATTCTTGGATGAGGATTATTACATCGATCAAATATCTGGTGCTGATCCAGACTGGGTATCAATCTTTGTTATGAACAATTACGGCAACCTTAGAAAAGGTAAGCCGGTATACAAACATTATGCTGACAGGAAACATACTGAAGAGAGTCTTAGCAAAGATTGGCCGATGAAGGGCATACCCATATTGGTTGGTATCGACCTTGGCCTTGATCCTGCTGCTGCCTTCTGTCAGATGTCACCAACAGGTCAGTTAATTGTATTTGATGAAATCAGTACTGAGGACGTATCAATAGAGGAATTTATTGACGATTATCTCCGACCAAAGTTGTACAATGAGTATCGGGGCTTCAAGTATGAAATCTTTATTGACCCTGCCGGCACAGCCCGGTCACCCAATGACAAGAAATCTGCAATGGATATCTTTCGAAAGGGCCGAATCCCAGTTCGAACAGCATCCACCAATGAACCTCTTGCCAGACGTGAGGCTGTTAACTGGTTCCTTAGACGTATTGACAAATTCTATCTCGACCCAATGAAGTGCCCCACCTTACGGAAAGGGTTCATATCTGAATATAAGTACGAACTCATTTCAACCACAGTCCGGGGTACCTCTTTTAAAGAGAAACCTGAAAAGAATTCATATTCACACGTCCACGATGCCCTGCAGTATGCAGCCTTGGCTTGCCATGGTAACAGCATATTCAGAAAGGCAAAGAGACGTATATCATCCCAAGGCCCGGCTGATCCTACTGCCGGGTATTAACGGAGAAAACAAATGCCATTACCTGAACGAGTTAGTATAGATCCAGAAGCTGTCAAAAAGCAATTCGAAGAGACAGTCTTTGATACTGCTTTTGATGAGGCCCTTGAAAAGGATCATATGGAAACCCCAGACGGTGAGGAAAGTCCTGAGAAGAACATCCTCTACTCGGAGTATATCACTCCCTTGGCAGTCCAACTCGACAACGAGTGGAAGATTGCACAGGGTGATAAACAATCCACTGAGCAACGTTTGCTTAAAGATCTGAGACAGTATCGGGGAATCTACGATCCTGAAATTCTGAATAAGATGCATCCGAAACGGTCAAAGGCTTTTATCCGATTAACCCGATCAAAGGTAAGAGCCGTTGATTCTCGAATCTTGGATCTGCAGTTCCCGGCCAATAAGGAAAAGAATTGGTCAATTGAGCCAACTGCAGTTCCTGAGTTGCCTGCTCATGAGCTTGAGCTTCTGGCTCACCAATATTTCCAAGAGCTCCAGAAGATTCCTGATGACGAAGACATGAGACGTGTCATCATGAGGGCTGCCAGAGAACGTGCAGACAATATGGAGAAAGAGATTGAAGACCAACTCACGGAGTTTAAATATCGTGATGTGATCCGTAAGGTTGTCCACAGTGGTAACCTTTATGGCACTGGTATTCTGAAAGGCCCTATCGTCACACAGAAGACGAGACAGCACTGGATGAAAACCACAGATGGTAAGTGGGGGTTGGTTACCAAAAAGCATTTAATGCCTAAGGCTCAGCATGTACCTGTCTGGGACATCTACCCGGATATGTCAGCCAAAGAGCCTAAAGATATGTCATATATATTTCAACGACATCTAATGAGCAAGAACAAACTCATTAAACTCTCCAAGAGGTCAGACTTCAACCGGCATGCCATCTTAGCATTTATGGATGCTAACCCTGATGGGAATGCTGAGTACAAGCAGTACGAAGACTTCATGAGAGAGATGAGCTCGAACACTGGTGCCAAATACCCAGAGTCTCAAATACCCAAACGTAAAAAGTATGAGGTTGTCGAGTACTGGGGAATGGTCAGCAAGGAAGATGCTGAGCAGGAACTGGATGGTTCTCTCTTACCTGAAGACGGTTTCTCCGACCCTGAGGTAATGGTTAATGCTTGGATGCTTGGACCGATGATGATTAAGATCGTCATTAGCCCAGTGACCGGCTCTAAGTTCCCATACTTCTTTTACTATTTCGACAAAGATGAAACACACATATTCGGTGATGGAATCCCTGCTATTATGAGAGATCCTCAGGCAATGCTGAATGCCAGTGTCCGGGCAATGCTCGATAATGCTGCAATCAGTGCCGGTCCAATCATCGAAGCAAACATCGACCTCTTGGCCGATGGTGAAGACCCCAATGACATCTATCCTTTCCGGTCATTCCAACGTACTGGAATTGGTACAGACGGTTCTAATAGGGCAATCACCATAACCAAGTTGCCAAGTTATACCACACAGTTCATGGCAATGGTTGACTTTTTCAAGTCCTCAGCCGATGAGACAACGAACATCCCGGCTGCCATGAGTGCTGGTAATCAGCAGAATCAAGGAATTGGTGCTGCCGGTAGGACAGCTACTGGGCTATCGATGTTAATGGGATCTGCAAACATAACCCTCAAGGATCAACTAAAATACTTTGACGATGGAATCACGAAACCATTCATCCGTGCCTTGTATTTCTGGAACATGGAATTTAGTAGCAAGGAAAATATCAAGGGTGACTTTGGTGTTAATGCTCGTGGCTCGTCATCTCTGGTGGCTAAAGAAGTCCGGTTGGAATCACTCAACCAGTTCTTAGCAATCATCCGTAATGATCCTGAGGCATCTATTGTCCTCAATAGCCGAAACGTTTACGATGAATACTTGAAGATTCTTGATCTTGACGATGCAGGTCTGCTGAGATCTGACGATGAAATAAAGCTCATACGTGAACAACAATCCATTCAGGCTCAGAAGGACAGGGAGTTTGCTCAGAACACTGAGCTACTTAAAGCCCAGTCTTCCGGTCATGTGCCCGGGGCTGCAGCTAATCTAATCGTTGGTCCTGATGGTAGGCCGTCCATGCAGAATGTTGATCGTGAAGCATTGGCTGGTGGACAGATACCTAACATCCCACAATAAAAATTATGGATAGACAACTAAATAATACGGTTAAGGCACTGGCCCTTGTTCAATCTTACAAGGGTCAGGCAGTGTACTCTCTGCTAATTGACCTTGTCGAATCTTTACGACAAGACATCCGACTGCAGAATGACACTGAGCCAGAAGCCACAGAAATTTTCAGGAACCAAGGTGGAGTCCATTGGCTTGGACAACTGGTAAAACAGATGAAATCTGAGCCCCGGGTTAAAACCAAAGTTCATGACGGAGCTTATACCGAGATATAAGCACACGGGGAGAGTGAGGCCCAGTACCTGATCAGTGCTGGACACCAATATTAACTATCAAATAGGGACATCACTTTAGGTAGGGTGACCCCAAAAGGAGTACGTTGTTATGACAGAAACTATTGATGATCAAGTTCAAGCTACCATGAAGAAGGAGAAGGATGATTTTGATTCAGCCTTTGACGAGATCGAAGGTAAAGATCCTGAGCTACACAAAGCTCTTCACGGTGACGATGATGTCATTATAAAAGATGACACAAAAGGCACATCCCTCAACGGTGAGGATGGTAAGTCTCAGACTCAGGCTGCCGGTAAAACCCCCGACAGTGCAAAGGTAGACGAGGCATCATCTCAAGAAACTGAAGAGGAGAAGAAAGCCAGAGAAGCCAAAGAAGCTGAAAAGGGAATCGACACCAGTTTGTTTGACGGCCTGAAAGATGGTAAGACTGTAGATCAGCAGTCCAACAATCAATCAGCCACCGGAGACAATCCAGAAATCGATAAGCTGAAGCAAGAAAACTCTGACCTCCAAGCTGCCCTGAAACAGGAACAGCAAAAAACTTCAAGTTGGAGTGGCAGAATCAAGAAGGCAAATGACAAATCAGACGAACTGGAGAATTCTAATAAGGAGCTACTCTCCCGTATTGAAGCTCTCGAGTCTGGTACTGTTAAACCCAAGAATGAAACTGCCGAAGATGGCACTGACAGAAATGCCAAGGTGACACAATTCTTTAAGGACTTCCCTGAGTTTGAAGAGCCGTTGAAAATACTGCTCGACAAGGCCAAGGGAACTACCGGAGAGAAGGTTCTCACTTTGGATGAAGTCATGGAAGCCGTCAAGCCTGAAGTTGAGAAGGTAAAGACACAGACACAGGAAGATACCAGTCAAGATAAATTTATGGTAGCCCTAAGGCAACAGCACTCTGATGTGGATGCTATTATTGCAAGTGGGAAAGTTGCTGAGTGGATTAAGAAACAACCGATGTATATTGCCAAGGAGCTCGAACGAATTTATACTGAGGGTGGAAGCCTGACTGAATCTGTGAATTTACTCAATGAGTTCAAACGTACCTCTGGGTACAAAGCAACACCTCAGAGCACCAACGATACTCAAAACAAGAATGACAAACTCAACAGTATGCTGGAAGTTGATTCTGACGGCACCGGCCCCCCGGCTGGTCAGCCTGATAAGTCCGACTTCAATGCTGCTGCAGACGAGGCATTCAAGGACGAGTAAAATTAAATCGTAGGGTGCTCATAAAATCGAAAGGATTTTAAAATGACTACAACTACCTATGGTGACATTTCCCCCAGAACGGCTGCTTTCGTAGTCCGTGATCTTCTGAAACGTGGTCTTCCGTACATGGTTCTGGAACGGTTTGGACAGAGCAAGCCCCTACCTTCAAACAACACCAAAACAGTCAAGTTCCGTAGATATTATTTAGATTCTACATGGACAGCAACCTATAACAACGACTTCAACCCCAAGGAATATTTTGAGGGTTCGAATTTTGTCCCGGCCAGCAAGACCATTACAGAGGGTGTGACACCTGATGCCACATTGCTCGAGAGTTCTGACTATGAAGCCACACTGGTACAGTATGGTGATCGTGTTGTGATTACGGATGTTATCATGGACACCCATGAAGATCCGATCATGCAAGAAGCCGTGGATATCCTTGGTGAGCAAGCTGCAGTTATCATAGAGAAGACCCGTTACAACGTGGTCAAGGCTGGTTCGAATGTCTTCTATGCTAACGGTGCTGCTCGTGCATCCGTCAATACAGTTATGGCCTTGGCCGACCAAAGAGCCGTTACACGGTTTCTGAAACGTCAACTTGCCAAACCTATAACAAAGACCGTCAAGAGCTCTCCGTCCTACGGGACAGAAGCAATTGCTCCGTCTTTCGTTGCTGTATGCCACCCGGACATGGAGAACGATCTACGTTCCATCAGTTCGTTCGTGCCTGCTGAAAAGTATGGTAGCATGACACCGTGGGAAGGTGAGATAGGGAAAATTGAAGACTGTCGTTACATCTTCTCTACAATTATCGAATCCTTTGCAGGTGGTGGAGCATCCAGTGGAAGTTCTGTTATTGAGACCAGCTCTGCTGCAGACGTATACCCGATCCTGTATTTTGCCCGTGATGCTTTCGGCATCGTGGCATTTAAAGGAAAGAATTCACTGACTCCAATGGTAGTTAACCCTACTCCCAGTGATAGTGATCCTTTAGCACAGAGAGGGCACGTTTCGTGGAAGGCATACAGTGCAACAATTATACTGAATGACTTCTGGATGGCTCGTCTTGAGGTTGCTTGTACAGATCTGTAAGATCTAACCAATTAACCTAAAAGTCCTGAAAGGGCTTAAGGGTATGGTGGTGGGGGTAACTCTCCCCCACCCCTACCCCATACAGAAATAAGGGGAGACCTTATGAATTATCAAACAACGAAAACGAGTAACCTATTAGACTTAGCAAAGACCCGGGGTTTAAATATAGACTCCTTCAAAACCGAACATGGTGCAATAATACGTCAGGCCCTGTGTGATGCTCTTAGAGCTCAGGATATCCAAGACAAGAAACCTATCGATGTGGTTATGGAGTCCAATGAAGCAACAGGGGATATTAAATCTTTAGAGTCCATTGAAAAGAAAGCTGTTCAAGTTATCTTCTATTCAATGGAAGAGAATGACATGCCGTATGTCCAGCTTGGGCTGAACGGTAAAGGCTTTTACATTCCTAAAGAGGTTGAGGTTTGGATACCTCATGAGTTAGTTGAAGGCTGCCTACGTAATGCCGTCATGGACAAAATGGTGATGGACATTGATCACAAGGGCAACATCCGATACAAAATCAAAAAGGTACCAAGGTTCCAGTACAGCATCCTTGATATTAAAACGATGGACGAATTGGATGTAATGAATAAAGAAGAAGCACAATCTAAATAAGGAGCAAACATCATGGCATTAACTGCTGACGATCTTATCACTGAGGCCGTTGAGCAATATAATGATGAGCTACAAGATGATGGTGACTATACCAGAATAAAGACGGCCACTTGGATTAAGTATCTCAATTCAGCATTGAGATCCTTAGTCCTTGTACGGCCCGACTCTTCTGTCAGTAGAGCATCCGTCTTACTTGTTGCTGGTACTCATCAAGACTTGCCCACGGAAGCCATCAGACTGGTAAGCATTAACCGGAATATGGGAACAGATGGATTAACCCCCGGGAAGATCATCACACCCATAGCATCTGAACTGTTCAACCTAAGCTTTCAGACTTGGCACAACGACACAGCCAAGACGTACATCGACCATTATATGCTTGCTGACGAGAACCCCCGGACGTACTTTGTGACTCCCCCGGTTCATGCAGTCACTGCAGTCTATGTGGAGATGGAATACTCCTACCTACCAACCGTCATCACAGCAACTGGAGATGCATTAGGGGTGGCTGACATATTTGCCAACCCATTAATTGCTTGGATGCTTTATCGAGCATACACCGTGGACGATGAAGAGGTTAACTTTCAAAAAGGTCAGACCCATTTGCAAGAGTTCTTTAATCTGCTTCAGGTTGAACTGAAGGCAGGTATTGGAGTCTCACCAACAAAGGCTGAATAACTATGGCAACATATGCTGAATGGTCAAATTTTATACCATACGTCTTAAACGAAGTGCCGGGATGCCCCCGGCCAGTGGCCGAAAACTTCATCCGTAAATTTGCAATCAGACTGTGTGAAAAGGGCTTGGTTATTCGGAAGCATGCCTCAGAGATTAATATTTCTGAAGACACTACTGAGTACAATCTCAACTTCACAGAGAATTTATATCGACCCGTAGGTATCGTCAATGCCCGGTACAATGTTACTGGCACACAGATGGTAGCCAAGAATGAGTCCATGATGGATGATCAAACTCCGAACTGGAGAGTCATGACCACATCCACCAGACCCGTGTACTATTGGTTGACGATTGACCATAAGCTGCACGTCTACCCCACACCCTCTGAGGATTATGATGACGATCCTATTGATACTGAATGTTGGGTAGCTCCGGTACGGACAGCAGACAAGATCGATGAATTCGTCTTTGATAGTTATGCTGAGACCATAGCTTATGGAGCTCTCAGTGAACTACAGATCATGCCTGAAACGTCTTGGCACGATGGAGACCTTGCTCTCAGGAACGAACGTAAGTGGAGACAGGGCCTTAGGAATGCCCGGGCCGATTCACTCCGGGGTGTTGACGGAACACAACGAACGGAAATCTATCCAAAATCTTTTGAGATCTTTGGCACGTAAGGAGATAACAGATGCCTCTTACCAATCAATATGAAAATAATGCCACAGGCAAACTGCTTGCCAACCTTGCAGCAGGTGGTACCTCTTTAACCCTGCAATCTGGACAGGGCTCGAATTTCCCCACAGCCAATGGTACCAGTACCCAATTTAAAATCACAATCGTAAAGGACACAGGTGAAAGGGAAATATGTGTGTGCTCCCGGTCTGGTGGATCTGATGTTATAAGCTTTATTGATGGAGTTTCTGGTCGAGCCCAAGAGGGCACCGTAGCTCTGGCATTTGAAGCTGGTGATCAGGTAGAGCAACGTCTAACGGCTGCTCAGACTCAGAACTTTGAGGACGAGGTTGTATCTCTTGATGCTGCAGTTGCAGCCATTTCTGCAGACTATCTGGACAGTGATCATAACCCCGGTGGTGCTGATGAAGACGATCATGATGCCCGGTATTATACAGAGACGGAAATCGATGCCA